AATTGTGCGAATTGATTTGATACTACAGAATCAAAAACTTTGTGATAATCTCTCTTGAGGTGTCTGTCTGTTTGAAACTTGTTTTGATTTTTATATTCTAAAAACTCCTCTTCAATAGCCATTATCAGGTCGTGCTTTTTGCCTTCAAACCAACCATCTATTTGAGCCTTGAAAAAAGGAAATCCAATCACTTCATGCCTTTTTTATGTTTTTGTGAAGCAGGAGGGTTTTTCTTTGAGCCCGTTGGGCCAGACCATAGCATTTTGTTTGCCCACCATGCTGCACTCATTTTTCCTTTGGCAATATTTCTTCCGTGTCTTGCTTTGAAACTCTTACGGGCTTCAGGGCTATAATTATGCCCCATACTACTGTCGCCATAGTGGATAAGTTTAATCTTATCGCCCTCTTTAGCCAAGACCATACCTTTTTTACCTGCACGATTACTCCTTTTAGGCTTATTAAATCCATCAAATGTAGTACCTCTGTACTTAATTTTTCCACTTGGTAATCTGTCAACACCTGGATATTTACTCATATTTGTTCCTAATCTCTTGCACTATTTTCCACTGAGCATTTGTAAGTTGTGGTTGCTTAATTTGTGCCTTTATACATCCCATAATAAATCTTTTATCAGCATCAGTCAAGGGTTTTTTATCTAACTCTTGTTTAAGAGCTCTTCTAATTCTTCTTGTTTCTACCACATTAACCTCTTATCAAAATAGTGAAAATATCCTCCAAGCATATATCTATCTTTATTATGAGGACAAGCTTGTCCTCTGTGAGTATGTGTAAAATATGCAGGGAACATTACCATTTTTCCTTTATCGCTTTTTATAACCTTTTCATTAAAAAATTCTGTGCCACAGTTATGGTCTGATAGATATATCTGAAAGTTTAAAATTCTGTATGGGTGTCGCATCCAGTTCTCGCTATGCCACTTGTGAAAGTATTTTCCTGGTTTCCAATGTTTAAATAATAACTCTTCTAGTCTCCATTCGTGAGGTGTGTATGCTGATTCAGGAAAAGCATCTAAGTACATTTTTATTGCTTTTCCTTCTTTTGATTTTATAATCCAATCAACATCATCTGCACAATTCATAATACAATACTGATAGCCAGTATGTTCATATGCTTTTTCATCAATAGTTTGTGTTTTATACTTATCTAGTATTTTATCACATTCTTCTGTTGATAAAAAGTCGTGAATTTGAAGAACATGGTTCATCGCATATCATAATTTGCATTGATTAAAATTCTGCATTGGTTTAGACTTGGAGAGTGTCCTGCATGCATTTGTTTACCACTAAAACCAATCAATCTGTTTGCAACAGGTGAAACTATTTTATCAAAGGTATAATCATCTGATGGTTCTGTTTCATTATATATGTTGGTTGGTCCATCAGTATCATTCAAATAGTATATTGCAGTAAAATGGTTATCAATATAATCTTGATGAGGTTCATGAGCATAAGCATCTGGATTATACATTGTCATATCAATCCTAGCTCTACGCAAGTCTCCGACACCAAATCTGTCCTTGATAGCATATAACAACGGCATAAACAACCAATTGTGCACTGTTCCTGCTTCATCTTGTATCCAGTAATTAAACCCAAAATCTGCTGGTTTAACTGCTTCAATATTATTAATAGAACTTTGAAAATAATAAGGAAGTGTATTGCTAGTTACAACATCATACAGTTTTCTATAATATGTTTGGGGTAAGAAGTTATCTACAACAGTGGTCATTCGTTTATACTGTCTGAACGCATTTCCATGCGTTGTTTTTGGACGATGTCCAATACTTCTATAAATTCATCGTGTTTATTTTCTTCGTCAACTCGACTAGAATTTTTAATCGTGTTGGCAACTCTGCGCAACTGCGTTGCGCTCACATCAAACTCTGTTTTGAGTTCTTTTAGGGTATGGTTGATTGCATCTCTACAAGCATCCATTTCTATCATGCAATCTACAACTTTGTTGATTCCATCTTGTAACTTTTTGTGGTCATTCATTTTTCCTCACTTTCTGTTGTTAAATCTTTACCACCTACTACCTTGAATCCTAGTCTAACTTTTTCAGGAATTTTACGAATTACCTTGTCCTTAATCAAGTCTTCCAGAGCCTCTTGGTACAATTTTTTTGCAAGAGCAATAGTATCTTCTTTAGTAGCACCACGCTTCCATTTTGTGCTCATCAGTTTCTGCAAAACCAGATTATAAGCAGACACAATATTGGCACCTCCAATCATATGACTACCTTCAAAATCACCCTCAGTTCTAGGATGACATAATTCATAGAGAACAGATTCAATATATTCATCAGTATCTTCATCATAGATGTCAACTGGCAAACCTACGAGAACACCTCGAACAAGGCGTTTTGTTTCTGATATCGTTAAAACATTGTTCATAATCTAGTCATAAAATTAGCAGATATTTGTCCGTTATGCAACATCAAAATTAATTTGTTTGGAGTGAGCTATTCTAGTGTTTTGCATTTTCTAGGTTGTATCCCATTCCAATATACTTTTTCGTCATACCATCTTTGACTCTTTATAGTTTCAAACCAAGTGTTTATTTCTTCTGCTTGTTTTACATATTGGTCTAATGCTTTGTGAGGATTGTTGCTTAGGGTTGCGCTGTCCAACGCCTCATCCATCCATGTTACAGTAATTGCTCCATCATATCGGGAAGCTGATTTTGCTGTTCTTAGCAGTTTATCAAAATCCCACACATCATACGCTGGGAGCTTGCTATAATCCAGTTTTCGTGCCATTCTTCTTCTCCTGTAAAAGGTTATACTCGTGCATGATATCTATAATCATTTTACCTGCAAAAAATTCACCTTTTGTTTCTAACATGTGTGCATACATATCTAGCACCATTTGAGCTGGCTCCACGTTTTTGCTTAGGCTTTTAAAATAGTTAATCGCTTCATTTAATCTAGGTCTTTTCATTTTTATATTATACCTCATTATTTAATGTTTGGCAAGCAAATTTACAATTCACTTCCACATTTTTGTTGACATAGTGTTGGTTTTAATGTAGTATGGTAACATGGCATACGCAAGTGAAACATATGTAAGGCAAGAAGTAAAAGCGCTTCACAACAGTTTGCATGACTTAGCAAATGACCTTGTTGGCGACATCAGGCACTTACATAACGAAATAGAAGAACTCAGAGAACAAGTAAATATTCTACAATCAGAGGTTGAGAGGCTGTCTAGTGGCTCGTAAGATTATTGCCATCGCTGATTCATCAAATCCAACAATTATAGATTACATGAAAAATCAGTTACAGTCAATTAAAAACACACTTCCTTCGGTAAGCATTGAACTAGTGGATGAAACTGATTCTAGACTGGAAAGATATGTACACACAGACAATCGCGCAAAGCTACCCATGCTCATGGCCTTCAAAGGAGACGTGTTTACTTCCGTTAAGTTTGGTAAACGAGATACTGACCAAGTAGTTGGTTGGTGTAAAGAACTCGGTATCGAATGAAGGTTGTAGTCAGACAAAACGACCCCGTTAAAGCCTTAAAAGTCCTCAATAAAAAACTTCACAACGAAGGCATTATTCGCACATACAAAGACAAACAGTCATTTACTAGCAACAGTGAAAGAAAAAAGGCTGCTCGTAAAGCTGCACGCGTGCGTTGGTTGAAAAAAGAAGCAAAGATTAAAAAGAAGTTGAAACGATTAGATACTTTTATTCCACGAAGCAATAGATACAAGAAAAATTCAAATAACTCTGGAAAGCCTGTTAATCGTGTGATAAGATATAAGAATGATAAAAGTACACAAAGGAAAGTTCGTTAAAAGAGATGGGAAAATTCGACATATGGTTTTTGCTCGTATTAATGATTTGCCTTCCACTTTTGTGGCTAGCAAAATTGTTGGTGCAGGTCAGGAACAACAATATCCTGATGGCATGGAACTCGTTTGGGACATGGAAGCAGATAATTTTAGGGTGTTCAATTGGAATACTACTAGGGATGATGTGCATACATTTGAACTTGACGATAGCCTATTTAATTAGTATAATATAATTGCTTTGATGAAACAAGTCACTGTTTAGCAGGACGCGGGGGCAGTACCCGCCACCTCCACCATCATACACACAGAGGGGGTGAACTAGCATCGACTGGAAATAAGTCTTGGGGAGAAGCACAACAATAAATGCTAACGATAACGAAGCATTCTCACTGGCTGCATAGCTGGTAGGGGTTTGGTGCACCTGGCAACAGAACGCACCTTTTTTAGAGGGGAACAATGAAATATATAGTTGGTAGAGGCGGACTAGCATGTGAGTTTGAAACCTACTTTGGAGCACCAGAAAAGTATCTTGAAATACACGAAGTGGTTCCAGGTATGAAGTATGACTGTAGAATTTACAAGGATAGATTTGAAACCTATGACGAGGGATTAGAATATCACCCAGCAAATGATGATACCTTTTTATTTGCAACAGGCAGTAAAAAGATAAAAAAGATTTGGTTTACCGCACTCACTAG